GAAAGCCAAAGCGATTGTTTCGTGCTGATAACGCGCAGTCCACTGCTGAGAGGCTGCGTCATACGAAACCGCAGAACCCTCTGATTTTGTTGGAGCATTTCCAAAACCTGATAAAAGAACGTCTTCTTCAAATGCCTTCTGAGAAGTATTTGATTCGAAAACCGCCTCATATTCGGATGGATAGCTGTCATATTCGAGTCCAAAAAGAGTATTCAGACCCGGCTCAAGCATTTTAGCAAAATTTGCTCTATTCATAGCCATTGTTCATACCCTCCTTAAATACCAGCACTGTCTTTTAGAAGATGCTCATTAATAAGCACTTCCATGACAGCGTTAGCACCGAATGCATTTTCTGGGGAATCTACCAGCGCAATAATTTTACAAGTAGCAGCGCCTGCTGCCATTGTTCCGCTGATTTCAAAACCAGATTGACCAGTCGTTGTGGACCCAGCACCAGCAACAACATCAGCGCAGTTGCCGATATTGGTCTGGGCAGGAGATCCTGCTGACTGGACTTTAAACACAGTATATGGATCATCATATACATATGCGATGATGTCTGTAGCTACTGTGCCTGACGGCCAGTATTCACTATAGACGTAAGAACCGTCACTTGCTGTGTAAGAACACCCTGCAAAAACACCAATGTTGTTAGTTTCTGTGGCCGTGTGTGGCGTAACAACCCCATCAGCAGTTAGAATGCAGAGATCACCTGTAAAGATGTTTTCTGCAAGACCACTTGTGATAGTGTATTGGTTAGCGCGAGGTGCATTACCGCTCATGTGACGAACTGGCACAAAGCCAAAGGCTGCATCTGCATTTGCCATTTTTCGCTCCTTTTAGCGTTAATTTAGTCGCTTGCGGCAGACAAAGATCTGCCACGACTGGTTTCAGACTTACGATCTTGATAGATCGTCTGCCCACTTCGCCGTCCTAACGCATCAAGATCCCCTGCGATTGATTCATTCAGTTCATCATTTTTCCCTGAATAGTAATGTCTCATTTGCTCATGCTTTTCTTCTGGCATTTCGCATAGAAGCATTCCTTCAATCCCAATTGATCCTGCCCACTGGCCGTGATTGATAGTTGGATACAACTTACTTTTCACAGTATCAGCAGGGCGCGGTTCCCAGCCTTCACGCATACGTTTGTACACGTTGTCTGGGCTTTCCTTACCCTGAATCGAGGTAGCAACCCACCTTTGGACATAGCCGGGACGTGCTTCGGGGGCGTCCAAAAGTGATGGTGGTTTCCATGCAGTCATTGGACGAGCTTCCTCGTCACGCACAGAATTTCGAGTTTGGTTTGCACGAACATTTCTTTTCTCAGACATTACTGGCTCCTTTGCTGACGCCGAATTTCGGCTTCGTATTTTTTAAGACCTTTTTCATCATTGATTCCAAGTTCTCTAGCCATTCTGAGTTGTTCTTGCGACATCCTCACTCTATTGCCCTTGTAACTGGAAGAACCGCCTGTAGTTGGGGCGACTGGTGGTCTACTTTTTGTTCTTGCCTTACTTGGACTTGCTCCTGAAGATAGCTCAGGAAACATTTTTTGTAAACGGCTGTTTAAAACTTGATAATATTCGTCCGAATTTTTGTCATAACCCTCCAAGTCGAGTTGGACATCAATTGAACGCGCAGCCGCTGTTTCTCGCTCAAAGCCAGCGGCATTGAACCAGTTATTTGCTTGCCACCACTGCATAGCTTTTGGTGGAGCTGGGTTTTGTGCAGCTTGTTGTGCGCGGCCCACTGTCGGTGATGCTGCTGCACGTTGCTGCGCTTGTTGACGTTGCATTTCCGCAATACGCATAGCCGCTCGCATGTCGGCTAATTGCTCTTGAAATGCTACTTGCGATTTCGTGTCACCTTCCTCCACAGCTTGTTCAAGAGCTGCTTTGGTTTGGCTATAACGCTGATTAAACGCCTTTTCAGCGTTTTGCTGAGATCCATGCTCCAATCTTTCAAGACGTTTTTGGAGCTGTGCATTTTGCTCCTGAATTTGCCTAGCTTGGATTTCAGCTTCTCTGCGCTGATTGACAAGTTTTTGAATACGCTTTTGAACTTTAGGTCCATATTCGTCATCCTGTTTAGCCTCTTCAGCTACATCTTTAGCTTCTTCCTTGGCTTCTTGTACAGGTTCATCAACAACTTCGATTTCAAATTCTTCTGGCTCACCTTTAGCCTTTTGAATTTCGGCTTCGATTTCTTCCAGAATTTGTTCTTTTTCTGCCATCATCTCATCCTACATATGCTGCGACCTCAACTCCATCTGGCAAGATCGATGTGATTTCATCATCGTTTAGCAGAAGGAACTTGACGCCTTTTACAACAATTTTTTGACCAGCGTATTTACCATAGGTTACGCGATCTCCAACCTTTGGACAAACTTCAGACCGCCAACGCTGGCCTGTGTCTCTGTCACGATACGCTAAGTCACCCAAGGCGCAGACTGTGCCATGAGCTGTTAGGTATTCTTCGTTGTCTTTGGATGATTCTGGCAGCAATATACCGCCTGATGTTTTTGTTTTTGCCTGATTAGGCTGAACTAAAACTTTCCAGTTTAAAGGAACTGGTAATTGATGAGATCCAATTGTTGCATTGGTTTCTTCATCTGTAAATATTCTATCATGCTGATGAGACACGCTATACATCCTCCTCATTAAGAGCTTTTAAAGTTTCGCGGATAACCTCAGAGGCTTGCATTAAGCCTTCTGCGATCCCTACGTTTTTTTGGTATGCATTGAAGTCGGATAACCGACCATCAACCATACTCTCAGCTATTTCCAGCCGTTTTGTTTCCAGATTTTTTCTGATCTGTTGGAGCAGATCGCTTGTGGTCATCTTTCACACCTCCTGACATTGAAACGCCAGTGACATGAACTTCGACAACTTCAGAGTTTTTTTGTTCTGGCATTAATACGCTTTCTTTTTCTTCATGGTCTTCTTCTTTTTCTTTACAGTCTTTTTGACAGACTTCATAGGTTTCTTTTTGCCATAGTTCATTTTTTGTCCTCCTTTAGACATAAGTTTACCAAAACTTGCTCTATTCATCGCCCCATAACCTTATTGGCCATATTGCCAAAGAACTTAATGACAGGAGGCGCTGCTTTCATTGCGCTCATCATGCCCAAAGTCACAGTTCCAGCACCAAGTGCATTTGGTGCAATTTGTTCTTTACCCGATTGTATACGTTCTTCTGTCGTTTCACCTTCTCCAGTACCGCCAAAAAAACCACCCAAAGCACCAGCAGTAGTTCCAAGCGTAACATTTGGAAAGATTTTGCCGCCAACTACTCTGGTTACAGCCGCTGGAGCGCCAACTGAAATTGTTGGCAACATACCTAAACCACTAGATGTTGTGTATTCGGCTGGATAGTTTTCCTTAAACGCAGCTTGCTCTTGGTTGATTTCGCTGTCGATCTCTTGGAAAGTCTTATCGCTAAATGGCGCTCTTATGCCAGCTTCGATCTCACCGCCTAAACCCACAATTGTTGCGCTGTCTAATGCAGTTCGAGCCATACCTTTTAAAGCCTCTGGATCTTGTCCAGTCAAATCGTACTTTGGTGGCGAAGACATTTTGTAATATGTTTCCCAAAAGCCAGCCATTAGACATTGCCCCCAGACAATTCACGCGCCAACACCTTGAGTGTCTCTGAGAACCCCTTATCCAGCTCTTTAGCGGCCATAGCAAACTTTTTGGGGGATATCTCACTAGACTTCAACCCACGCCTCTCCAAGAAGCTCTTAGCCGCTCTGATCTCTGCTTGCGCTACGCGCTTAACTGCCGCTCTCGCCATTACCATCTCCTACGCCTTGCAACGCGCCATACCCAACTGTACCAACTAGAGGCACAGAAAACAAATTTTCCTTCATCTGGCGCATTACGCCTTCTCTATATTCATCTTTATTTGGTCCAAAGTCAGTGTAAGTCGCTACAGGCAAATTGTTTTCCTTGAAGATCCGCATCACTTCTTCGTTTTCAGTAAGCTCTCTAGGAACCAAAGCAGTGTCAAAATCACTCAGGCTCATTGCATAATTTGGTTTTGCCTCAAAATACTTTGTCGGGGCAGTTTGCATAACTTCACCAACACGGTTTATTGCATCTCTGAGCGCAGGAATATCGTCCATAGATACGAAACCTTCAGACACAGCCGCTGTTTGAGCAATGTCTGAATCATTTCGCGCTATAGCTAAAAGCAGCTCATTTGCTGTATCAACACCCATCATGCGCGTGATTGGCTCTTGAGTTACCACAAACTCTCCATCTTCATTTCTGGATCTGCG